GCCTCTCGGGCGTGCTGTGATGGAAGAGGAGCCCTTGGCAGCCGCCCGCGGCATTTTCCATGGTTTGGCGTTCGGCGGCGCGCTGTGGGCCATGCTCTTCGTCGTGGTGTGGGCGTGTCTGTAGATCACCCCTACTCTTTCGAGCCCGCGCCCTCCCGGCGCGGCGAGATCATGGCAGCGGTCCAGTGGATCGTTGGCATGGCGCTGCTGTACGGCGCGCTGATCGCGTTTTTTCGCTTCGGGTTTTCGAAATGACGGCGCGCGCTCGCTTCCAGGCCCGCACGCGCAATCTGTGGTTTCGCCTTGCATCCCAGTGGTTGATCTCCCTGCCTGCATGTTCGCTTCATGCATCAGGACACGAGACATGGCTTGCAAGAATTCCTGCAACGGATTTGCGCGCGTGAACAGCGCCGCCGCATACGTGGATCAGGTTGTCGCCATTGAGCGGCAGCGCGGCACCAAGGTGAGCGCGGCGCTGGACATTGCCGCCGATGCGCTCGGCCTGCCGGCGCGCAAGGTCTACTCGCACCACTACCAACAACCCGTGACTCTGCCGGCCGCGTGCAGGGCGGTGCGCGCGCGGTTCACTGCGTGGCTGGCGGCGGACATCGCGCGGTCGGAACAGATAATCGCGCAGCGGCGTGCACTGCTGGCGGAAATGATGGGGGAGCCGAATGCTGATGCGTTGGGCGAAGGCGCGGGCGATGCGCGCTTGGACGTGGTGGCTGGTGTGGTGGAGGAGTAAGAGGCATGGCCGCTCAACGCGAAAACACGTGGCCCGCTGATTTTATCGAACGTGCGCGGGCACTTTGGAATGAGGGATATAGCGCGCGGGTGATCGGCGAGCTGCTGGAAGTCAGCAAGAACTCTATTATCGGCATTGCCCATTGGAACAAGTTTCCCTCGCGTCCGTCTCCAATCAAGCGAGTTGCCTGATGCCCGTAGGTGGATCACGCCCGCCCGTAACGACCCTGGCGGAGCGTCAGGCTTCGTTACCGCCTCAAGGTAATGGCAAGGCGTCAGTGACGCATTTGCAGCTTTGGAGTGAGCAGCGGGATGCAGTTTTAGAACGGTGCTACTGCGGCCTGGGTCAAGGCGTGGCACAGGTCACCGATGGTCTAAACAGGACGCTTGGCGCCAGACTCAGCCAAGCCGATGTCGCAGACCGCATCAAGGAGTTGCGGCTGTTTGCGCCGTCGCCGAAGTCGCCGCAAGCGCCGGTTCCGGTGATGAAGGCGGCGCCTGTCGCTCCCAAGCCGCAGCCGGTTATTGAAGCTGAACCCCAGAAAACCCGGATGACGCAAAAGGGAGTGCCCCTTGAGCGAGGCGTTCCAATTCCAGAGGCTGCTGCGACAGTCTCGAAAGGGTCGGCTTATCCCTGGGACGAAATGGAGGTTGGCGAATCCTTCTTCATTCCGTCTAGCGATCACAAACCGCAAAGCGTTTTTGGTATGGCGAACGGTGCGAGCCGCCGTGGCGCCAGCAAGTTTGTGGCCCGGCAGGTTCAGGGCGGCGCGCGCGTATGGCGAACGGCATGATCTGCGCCACCTGCCGTCGCCCGGTCACCTGTGCTGATGCCGTTGCCATCCAGGTCGGCACAGACGGCGCCGTGCAGAGGTTCAACGACCTGTTCGTCACCGACATTGAGACGATGCCGGTTCCTGACAAGGCATTCTGCTCCTGGGCGTGCTGGCCGTGGTCGCCGATCAGTGCGGAGGCCGCTTCATGTCCGGTTTCCTGACCCACGATGAGGCCGTCGCCCGCCTAAAATCCCACATCGCGGATTTTCACGGCTCGCAATCTGCCTTCGCCCGGCATCTCGGCATCTGTCCGCAGTTCGTGAATTTCGTGTGCACCGGGCGCCGGAAGATTTGCCCGAAGATTGCGGCGGCCATCGGGTTGGTGCCCGGATTTCAGCTGCGTGAACCCAGCAAGGGCGATGCCGCATGACCCACATTCTCCGCCGCTGCCGTTGGCGCCTCTGCGCCTGGCTGTGCCGGGGCATCCGCCGCGGGCCGGAACGCCCGTTCGCCTATTTCCTCGCAACGACAAAGGACTCGCCAATGCCCAGCATTACCGCAACCGACATCACCACCGCACAGATCCTTGCGTTCGGCCTGATCGGCAACACGCCATCCGGTGACACCTTCGAAGAGCCCACCGTCGTGGTGACCCCCACCACGGCCGGCGCTGTGGTTCTGCAGCCGTCCGTCCAGGGCACCGCAGGCGCTTTTACCACTGCCGGCGTGTTCACCCCAGCCGCCGGTTACACCGGGCCCGTCACGTTGTCCGCCGAAGTGCAGGGCGTGGATGACCAGGACTCGAACTTCAACGTCACGGCGGTTCCGCTGCCGGAGACTGTTGCCTTCGATCCGACGGCGTTCAAGGCCGAGGCCGCACCCACCGCCTGATCCATCAACCGGGCGGCATCTGCAAAGGTGCCGCCCTTTTTGCCTAGGAAAACAATATGGGCCGCCCTCGCAAAACGAATGGAACCGCAAAGGACGATCTCAACGAGGCCGAAGCCGCCGAGGAAGCGCGCATGGCCCTCGACGCCCAGCGCGAAGCAAACCGTCAGCAAACGATCACCGTCGCCACAAATAACCTTGTCGGCAACCTGCGCGATCTCGTCTTGAACACTTTGCGCCACGAACAGGACCGGCGCCCATGGGACCAACGATCCGAGGGTGACCAGCGCGAGACAATCCACAAAGTTGAAAGCGCGCTGCAGGACGGTGTGCGCCAGGCCGTCGAATTGATTTCAGCCAGCGGCCTACCGACCATCAAGGCCACGCTCGAAAGCGTCACGGTTAAGGACGGCCTGAAACTCGTCCTCTCGATGGGCAAGTTCAACGAGCAGCGGCACAGCATCATGGATGCCCAAGGCGGCGCCGTTCTTCTCGTCGTGGCCGACGCCGACCAGTTCATGGGCTCCGAGCCCGTGCCTGTGAAGCCCGACCAGCGCGACATCGAGGAAGTCCTCGTGACCCACTCCAACGACGACGCCGACGCGGCTGAGGATCGCACACACAACGGCGTGGCCGAGGACAAGGCAGGCTGGCGTCCAAACCGCGACGCCGTGCCGCCCACAAGCCCGCTGAACTAACCAGTGGCCGTCTTCCTCCGCGACTATCAGGAGAACGCCGTGCAGGCCGTGCGCACCGCTATGCGCACGTACCGGCGTGTCTGCCTCGTGATGCCGACAGGATCCGGGAAGACGGTCACGTTTAGCCGCATCTCCGAGATGGTGTGGACCAAGGGCATGCGCGTCACGCTCATGGCCCACCGCATCGAGATCGTCCGCCAAATCTCCATGGCGCTTACCCGCGAGCGCGTGCGCCACGGTATCATTGCCCCTAGCTACCCCGAGACAAGCGCGCCCGTGCAGGTGGCAATGGTGCAGACCCTGGCCGGTCGCATGGATCGCTACCCGCGGCCCGATCTGCTTGTGATCGATGAATGCCACCACGCCGTTGCCGGCAGCTACATGAAAATCATGAGCGCCTGGCCGGACATCTTCGTCCTGGGCGTCACCGCTACGCCGGCCCGCCTTGACGGCAAGGGACTGGCCGACGCGTTCGACACAATGGTCTTCGGCCCGACCATGTCCGAGCTTCAAGCGCGCGGCTACCTGTGCCGCTACAACTATTTCGCCCCGCCCATGGTGGCGAACATCGACAGCATCAAAACCCGCGGCGGCGACTACAAGGCCGAGGACATGGCGCGCGTCATGGACGATCGCACCGTGACGGGCGACGCCATTGACCATTACCGCCGCCTGCTCAACGGCAAGCCCGCCATCGCCTTTTGCTCTACCGTTGAGCACGCCGAGCACGTCGCCGTTGCGTTCCAGCGCGCCGGTTGGAAGGCTGTCAGCGTTGATGGGTCGATGGATCGCACAGTCCGCGCCAACCTCATCAACGGCATCGGCAACGGCGATCTCAATGTCCTGACCAGCTGCGACATCATCAGCGAGGGCACAGACATTCCCGTGGTTCAGGGCGCCATCATGCTGCGCCCCACCATGTCCACCATTGTCTATATGCAGCAGGCCGGCCGCGTGCTGCGTCCCAAGGCCGATGGCAGCCGCGCCACCATCCTCGACCACGTCGGCAATGTCCTGCGCCATGGCCTGCCCGATGCACCGCGCGAGTGGAGCCTGACGTCCAGCCCCAAGCGCGCCCAGGCGGCATCGGTGCGTTCCTGCCCCAAGTGCTACCTAGCGTTCGCTCCAGCGCCACGCTGCCCCGATTGCGGCCACGTCTTCGCCGCAGCCGCCGCACCATCCCGCGCGCCTGCCAAGGCCGTCGCCGGTGAGCTGCAGGACGTGACCGGCAATTACCTTGCCGCCACGCCCCTCAAAACGTTGGTCAAAAACGCGCGCACGGAGGCGGACCTGATGAAGATTGCTGAGGCGCGCGGGTTTAAGCCGGGCTGGGCTCGCATCCAGATGCAGTTCAAGCGGGACGCAGCGCAGCGGTGGGGCCGCGGAACTGGCTGGGAGCGTCACGCATGATTGCAGAAAGCGCGATCAAAGCCAGCATTCGACTTGTGCTTGGCAACGTGGCCAGGAACGTTCGGCTGTTCAACAACGCGCAGGGAGTCGCGACAAATCAGGCCGGTCAGGTGATCAAATACGGCGTGTGTCACCCGGGCGGATCGGACCTGATTGGGTGGACGACGCAGGTTATCACGCCAGCCATGGTCGGCACCAAAGTGGCCATTTTTACAGCAGCCGAAGTGAAGACTTACAATGGCGCGGTCCGCCCTGAACAGAAGAATTTCCTTGAAGCTGTTAAGGCAGCCGGAGGGATCGCGGGAATTGTCCGATCGGCCGATGATGCCATCGCTCTTGTCCAAAGTGCGCCGGGGTCAGCCTGATGGATGACCGGGAATATCACACGCAGCAGCAGCGCATCCACGCTGCGATGCCTGCCGATCTCCAAAACATCTACCGCGATGCGCCGCGCAACGATGACAGGCTGCGGCAAGTCGCATGGCTTGCCAAAACCATCCGCCCAACTGTGCAGGATCACATCGTCACCTGCATCTTCGATCAGCCCGAGCACGATGCCGAGGTGGTCAAGGCGGCTGTCGCCTTCACATCGCGCCTCGCATGGCCCCACCACGTTGCTGATGCCGCCATTGCGTCCGAGAAGCGCATCGCCACCGCCAGCATCACCGCCCTTCTCGACCGCATTGAAAAGCGCGTCCGCACCCTTGCCTACGAGCGTGCGCAGGGTGCGCGCATCATCCGCGAAGCTCAGGCTATAGCCGATGAGTCCGGCATCTTCGTCCCGTCCTCGCTGGTCCTGCAGACCGTCAAGCGCGTCGCCCAGGCAGCAGCAGGGGGTAATCGTGCGCGCCGTGGATGACGATGAAACCGCAAACATGGAGGTCTATGGCTCGGCGCAGCCGCCTCCTGCGCGTGGCACGCCTCGCTTGGTATCATCCAGCGCATCGCCGCTTGTGTTCAGGCCGGCGTCTTTGCGTGATCCGCGGTCCATTCCGCCTCGCCAATGGCTGCTGGGAACGCAATGCCTGCGCGGATTTGTCACCGTGCTAGTTGCGCCTGGTGGAACCGGCAAGAGCATCTACGCCATGACGGTCGCCCTAAGCCTTGCCACCGGCGCCGATCTACTTGGCATGAAAGTTTGGGAGCGGGTGAACGTTGCGGTGATCAACGAGGACCCGCAGGACGAGCTCGACCGCCGCCTTGCCGCCATCATGATCCGGCATCGGATAGACGACGAATATGTGGCGGGCCGGTATTTCCTCAACAGCATGGATGACCGCACCGTCATCATGGCGGCCCGCGGCGACGATGGGTTTACCGTTGTTCACCCCGATGAGGCCGCGCTAATTGCACAAATCCGCGCCAATGCCATTGGGCTTCTGGTTGTGGACCCGTTCGCGGAAAGCCATTCCCTGGAGGAGAATTCCAACCCCGACATGATCAAGGCGGCCGCTGCATGGCGCCGGGTGGCACGCGAAACCGGCTGCTCCATCCTCCTGGTCCACCATGTTCGCAAAGGCGCCGGCGAAGGCGGCATAGACGCAGCTCGCGGCGCCAAGGGTCTAACCGACTCTGCCAGGGTGGGCTTGATCATGCAGACCATGAGCGAGGAGGAGGCTGGGAAGCTCAACCTGCCGACCGAGGATCGCTTCAAATACGTGCGCGTCGATGACGGCAAGGTTAATCTCTCACCCCGCATCGACTGCGCCAAGTGGTTCAAGCTGGAGACGGTCGAGCTCCACAACGCCAGCGACGTGTATCCGCATGGCGACAAGGTGGCGGCATTGGTCACCTGGGAGCCGCCCAAATTGTTTGCCCAGCAGACCCCAGATCAGATCAACGAAGCGTTGGACGCCATCGCGCAGGGGCCTGAGCCGGGCGTCCTGTATGGTGGCACCGCCCGCGGTAAATCTGCTCGGTGGGCTGGTGAGGTATTGCGGCGCGTCCTTAATGTCGATGAGAAGCATGCCCAAGCCATGCTTGATGCGTGGATGAAATCCGGCCTGCTATTCACTGCCGAATTCCGGCACCCGCACACCCGCAAATCCCTCAACGGCGTGCGTGTCGATAACTCCAAAAGGCCAACCTGAGTGCGCCAAATACCCCCAAACACCCGTTCTTTTGGCGCGCTTTTGGAGCGGCGTTGGAGGGGTGCGCCAAATGGGGGGTCTCCGACCCCCCCACATTTGGCGCAACCTCCCCTCCTTAGCCGGTTATTGGCGCATATTTGGCGCGGATTTGGCGCAGATCACCGCACGAATTCTTTGCAGACAATTCCACGAAGGTTCCGCAGTATGACCCTTGCAACACTCACGCCGGCGTGTGCTATGTCACATCCGTTTCCGATTGGAGAACGGGAAGTGGCACGCGCAGCCTGGGTTTGGACGCCGGAAAGGAAACAGGCCGTGGAAGCATCCGCTGTCGGCAGGACCTACGCGCAGATCGCAGTTCTTCATCCGCCGCTGTCCGCCAAAGCCGTCGAACGCGCCATCGTGTCCGGCATCGTGTCCCGCCCGCCGGTCTACAACCGCCGTGATGCCGCCAACGATACCCCGCCAGTGCCGCGTGACTGCCTCTGCTGCGGGAAAGCGTTCAAGGCTGCCACCCGGTTCATCCGCCGCTGCGATCCGTGTCTGGCCAAGTCGAGCGCTGCTGCCGACTGGTCGCTGAGCACGGTTTGAGAACAGGCGAAAAGCAATGCCATTTGCGCCGGGACAATCCGGCAATCCAGGCGGTCGTCCGAAGGCGCTGAAAGGCGTCGAGGAGCTTGCCAGGGGTCACACAGCCGAGGCGATCCGCACACTGGCGGAGGTCATGCGCAGCAAGCGGGCACCGGCGCTGGCTCGCGTGACGGCCAGCAATTCCCTGCTGGATCGCGGCTGGGGCAAGCCGAAGCAGATGCAGGAGATTGAGGTCCGCACGGACATGGCGACGGTGCTGGAAGCCATGCGCGCGGCCACGCTGGACAATGGCTGAGGACGCGCAGACCCGGCTCTTCCGCGAGTTCTGCGCCGAAGTCATGCGCTACCAGCACAACCCGCTGGGTTTCGTCCGCGTGATCTACCCGTGGGGTCAGGGCACGCTGCAGGACAGCGCAGGACCGCGCGATTGGCATGTGGACGTGCTGACGGACATCGGCACCCGCCTGCGCCGCGGGCTCGAGCCTGGCGCCGCCATGATGCCGGTGCTCAAGGCGGTCGGTTCCGGCCACGGCATCGGCAAGAGCTCGCTGCTGGCTTGGCTCGGCTGGTGGGCGCTGTCCACATGCCCGCACACCAAGGTCCGCACCACGGCCAACACCAAGACGCAGCTCGTGTCCACGTCCGTGCCAGAGGCCGCGAAATGGGCTGCGCTCGCCCGCAACCGGGATTGGTTCAAGGTCGATGGCACCCAGATCGTGGCCAGCGATCCGCGGCACCGGCTCACCTGGCGCTGGGATTTCGTCACTTGGTCTGAGAGCAACACAGAGGCGTTCGCCGGCCTGCACAACAAGGGCCGGCGCATCGTCATGCTGTTTGATGAGGCGTCTGGCATCGTGGGTAAGGTGTGGGAGCCTGCCGAGGGCATTCTGACGGACGAGGCCACGGAAATCCTTTGGCTGGTGGTGGGCAACCCGACGCAGCCGGAGGGAAGGTTTTTCGAATGCTTCAACAAGGAGCGCGGCCGCTGGCATCCGGTGCAGATCGACAGCCGGACGGTCGAAGGCACCAACAAGGCGCTGCTGGACGAGTGGGTGGCTGCTTACGGTGAGGACAGCGATTTCGTTCGCGTGCGCGTGCGCGGCCAGTTCCCGCGGGCTGGCTCGACGCAGTTCATTGCGCATGACGTGATTGAGATGGCGGCCACGCAGGCTGCTTCCGGCATTCCCACAGATCCGCTGATCCTGGGTGTGGACGTGGCACGGTTCGGCGACGATGCGAGCGTGCTGGCGCCGCGCAAGGGCAGGGACGCGCGCATTCTGCCGTGGGAGACGTATCGCGGCCTGGACAACATGCAGTTGGCCGCGCGCGTGGCTGAGTTCTGCACGCGGCATTCGGTCGATGCGGTGTTCGTGGATGAGGGCGGCACTGGCTCGGGTGTGGTGGATCGCTGCCGCCAGTTGAATGTGCCGGTTACGGGCGTGCAGTTTGGCGGCAAGCCGTGGCGCGCGCAGACGGACCGGGATGCAACCAAATACAAGAACCGCCGGGCGGAAATGTGGGGCGTGATGCGCGCGTGGCTGCCGGGTGGTGGCATACCGAACGATCCCGAATTGATTACCGATCTGGGCGGGGTGCAGTATATGTTCGATGCGAACAACGCCATCCAGCTGGAGCGGAAAGAAGACATGAAGCGCCGCGGCCTTTCATCGCCGGACAAGGGAGACGCGCTGGCGCTGACGTTTGCCGAGGACGTGCTGCCGGCGAGCGTGGGCGGGCTGTATGGGACGAGGAGCCGGGGTGTGCAGTCTGAATATGACGTGTTCGCATGAGCGCCGCCCTACAGCGGCGCAGCGCAGCCGAGACGCGCCATCTGCTGCGCACCGATCCCGACCAGGTTCTGTTTCCCGTGCACTCCATAGCTGTGAATTTCGGTTTTCCGCCTGAGGCGCTGCGTCAGGAGCTCGAAAGCGGCCGGCTGGCGTCCGTGGCAGCTGGCATCCAGGGCGTGCCGTGCGTGAGCGGCAAGGCGTTCATCGATTGGCTGCGAAACGGGCAGACGCCGGGCGTGCTGAAGGATCATGTGCTGGCGTTCCTGGCCGCGAAGAAGAGCAACGCGCATTGACCTGCCCCCCGCACGCCTGGACCCCCACGCCGGCCGATGCCGCGTCCGCCATGGCGCTGGTGGGCATATCCATGTGTGTGAAGTGCAAGGTGACCGCGACGGCGGCGCACATGCGGGCCTTTGGCGCCACCATCAAGCCCGAGGAGGATCGGGGCCAGGTGGTGCACGATTACGATTTCATGCGCGGGCGGTAACACCGGCTTGAAACACCCGGAATAATCTCCGGATAACCGCAGCCTACGCACCGTGCGAGGCTGGAATGTGTTTCGGCGGACCCAAGATACCGACGCCAGCGCCGGCGCCCGCCGCGCCGCAGGCCATCAATCCTGCCACGCAGGGCGCATCTGAAACCGCCCTCGCACGGTCGGCAGCCGCCGGCGCGTCCTCGACCATGATCACCGGGCCGCAGGGCATCCTTGGCAGCAACATGAGCGCGGGCAAAACCCTCTTGGGGGGCTGATCCATGCCGCTCGACGGCACGATGATGCAGCCGGACGGCGCAGACACCACCAAGCCGCCAGCGTTCTCCGGGCCAGAGTTTGCGGACATCCGCAGCCGGTGCGACCGGGCCATCACCACCCTGCGGTCCGAACGATCCCCTTTCTTCACGATGTGGCGGGAGCTAAGCCAGTTCATCATCCCGCAGCGCGGCCGGTTCGTCATGCCGCCTGGCCCGAACGATACGCTGCGGGGATTGCCGAAGCAGCAGCAGATCATCGATCGCACCGCCACCAAGGCGCTCAAGGCGATGGCGGCGTTTCTCATGGCCGGTATCACCAGCCCGGCACGCGATTGGTTCAAGCTGGCCACGCTGCGCGATGAGCTGAACGACGATCACGATGTGAAGGCTTGGCTGTCCGAAGTGGCCAAACGCCAGCGGACGATCTTCACCGCAAGCAATTTCTACAATGCGATGGCCAGCCTCTACGAAGAGCTGGGCGCGTTTGGCACGGGCGTGATGCTTTGCCTGCCGGACTACGAGAACGTCATGCGGTTTACCACCCTGACGGCCGGGGAATACCTGCTGCTGACGGACAAGTGCGGGATGGTGAATACCGTCTATCGCGAAATGGTCCTGAACGTGCAGGCCATGGTGGAAGAGTTCGGCCTGGAAAACGTCTCAGAGCGGGTGCGGTCGCTCTATATCGCCAAGAATTTTAGTTACGAAATCAATGTCGTGCACGCGATCATTCCGAACGTCGGCCGCAAGATCGGCCGGATGGATTGGCGCGGCATGGAATTTTTGTCCGTCCGGTATGAGCAGGGGTTTGCCTCGTTTCAGTGCCTGGATGTGGCTGGGTTTCACGAGTTCCCGGCCATTGCGCCGCGATGGGACGTGGTGGCCACGGATGTGTATGGGCATGGGCCGGCAGAGGAAGCGTTGCCCGATGTGAAGATGCTGCAGATCCTGCGGCGCCGGCAGGCCGAAGCGATCGACAAGATGGTGAAGCCGCCGATGGTGGGGCCCGCATCGCTCAAGAACAGTTTGGTGCAGCTGATCCCCGGCGGGATGAATTACGTGGACCCGCAGGCCGTGGGCGGCATGAAGCCGGCTTTCGATATCCCGCCGAATGGCATTCAGCCGCTGGCGGAGTTGGTTGCTGACACGCGGCAGACCATTCAGGGCACGTTCTACGGGGACCTGATCGCGCAGTTCTCCCAAGGCGACACGCCGGACATGACGGCACGCGAGGTCGATGAACGGCACGAGGAGAAGGTTCTGCTGCTGGGCCCGATGCTTGAGCGGTTCCACGCGGAGGGGTTGTCTCCGGTTTTGGCCATCGTGTTCAACCGGATGGCGCGGGTGGGGCTGCTGCCGCCGGCGCCGGCGGCGTTGAAGGGTCAGCACGTCGAGCCGGAGTTCATCTCGCTGCTGGCGCAGGCGCAGCGCGCGGTGGGCACGACATCGATTGAGCAGCTGTTTCGGTTTGCTGGCGGGCTGGTGGCCGTGGTCCCGAACGCCATGGACAACCTGGATGTGGACAAGGCGATCGAGGCCTACGCGGACATGACCGGCGTGACGCCGGAGATCGTGCGGGACCCGGCCAAGGTGGCTGCGATGCGCCAAGCGCAGCAGCAGCAGGAAGCGGCCGCGCAGGCGGCGCAACAGGGCCAGGCCGCGGTGCAGGCGGCCCAGACGCTTTCTCAGACGGATGTGGGCGGCGGCGCGAATGCGCTGCAGCTGATGGCGGGGACAAATTAAATGCCGATGACCAATTTCACCGTCAGCCCGGTTGGCGCGCAGTATTACACGCAGATTTACGGTGATGATAACACCGTCGCTTTCGAGTTCATCGGCCTGACCGCATCTGGCGCGGTGCTGACGCCGATCGGCAGTTGGACGGAGGCGGCGAGTTTTCACAACGTGTCCGCGTATCCGTACGGATCCACGACAGCGCAATCGACCATCACTGCCGATGGCGTCTATCGGATCGAAGCGTCCACAATCAGTCGGGTGGGTTTTCAGGTCACCACGGCGGGCACGGGCAGCATCACGGTCTGGACGCGCACCAGCCAGAACAACCTCATCAGCGCGACGCCGGCGGGCAGCGGCGGCGGTGGCTCGACAGGATCTGTGACGGCGGGCGGCACAAACGGCACGCAGGCGCAGGCCATCCAGGGCATTACCGGCGGCGTTCCCGTGCCGATCACCGGCAGCATTTCGGCCACCAATCCCAGCGTGGGCACCGATGGCGCCACCGCACCCACGTCTTCCACGTTGAACGGGTTTATCGGCGCGGGCGGCACGTTGTCGGCGGTTACGACCAGCGCCGGTTTGCCGATTGCGGGCACCGTCAGCCTGGCGGGCACGTCCGCGATTTCCGGCACTGTGGCGCTTTCGGCCGGCGCTGCGGCCATCGGCACCGTTGGCCTGTCTGCTGGCTCCACGATCACCCTGAGCGGCAGCAACACGGTTACGCTGGCGGCTGGTGCGTCGGCCGTTGGCACCGTTGCCCTGGCCGCAAGTTCCACTGTCACCCTGGCGGCCGGCGCATCCAATGTTGGCACGTTCACCGATGGCAGCTTTGTGGCGCAGGGCAGCACCACCACTGGGCAAAACGGGCCATTGGGACAAGCCGCGGTTGTTGCGGGTGCGGCAGCTTTCACCGCTGGCACAACGCAGCCGTTGCAGATGTTCGGCAGCGGTGGGCTGAAGACGGCCTTGGTGGATGGTGCCGGCGCTACCCTGGCGTCAGCGCCTATCGGCGCGGCTGGCAACGTGACTGGAACCCGCAGCTTGGCGTTGGCGGGCGTATATTTTGCCACGCCACTTGCCGCCACCACCGGTCAGGGTGTTCCGATCGCGGTGAACACCACCGGTGCCGTGCAAGTGGACACCGAAAACTTGAAGGCCAGCTTCTCGGTCTCCGGCACGATCACGCTTGCTGCTACGCCCACGGATGTTTTCGTGCTTCCGGCCAGCGCCACCAAAATCGTTCGGCTCAAGCGCCTGCGCATCTACGCGTCCGCCACCACTGCCGGACAGATGACGATGAGCTTGGTGCGGCGCTCCACCGCGAACACGGCGGGCACCTCTGCGAACGCCACGGTGGTGGCGCACAACACGACGCTGGCTGCGGCGACGGCGGTGCCCGTGACCTACTCCGCCAATCCAACCACGCTAGGCACCTCATTGGGCGCCATAGACACTGCGCTGCTGAGCTTTGGCGTGAATGCTGCGGGTCCGATCTACGATGAGATATTCGGTTCCGATAACTGCGCGTCGTTGGTGCTGGTGGCTGGGGGCGCGCAGAACCTGGCTCTGAACCTGAACGGCGGTACGGTGCCAACCGGAGCGGTGTTGACCTACCGCGCCACGTACACCGAGGAGTAAGCGACTGACCTACGACCCGCACGATCCTGCCTCGGTAGACGAGGAAGGCGTTTGGCGCGAGGGCAGGGACGCCTATCGGGACTCTGCCTGGGATTGGGTCATGCGCGATGCGCGCGGGCGGCTGGTGCTGGCGGAAATCCTGCTGTCCACCGGGATGCACGCGCCAAGCTGGATTCCCGGCTCGTTCGACCAGACGGCGTTCGCGGAGGGCAAGCGCGCGGTGGGCCTCGGCCTTCGCGCGAAAATCGAATTGAAACACCCGGAATTGTTGCCGGATATCGACGCCAGCATACGAGGGCTGATCAGCGATGTCGGAAGCGGCGGGGGCACAAGGGGCGAGTGAAGCGGCGGCACCCGCAGCTGATGTCGCACCCGTGGCCGCTGCCGCCGCAGCCGCAACACCGCCTGCCGCCGCCGAAACAACGCTTCTGGGCGGCGATCCGCCAGCAGCAGACGCGGCAGCGGTCGATGCCGCAGCGACGGACCCCAAGGCCCCGATCGAAGCGCCGGCCTACGTCATCACGATTCCCGAAGGCGAGACGGTCGACCAGGCGCGGCTCGACGCCTACACCGGCGCGCTCAAGGAAGCCGCTCTCACGCAGGAGCAGGCCGACAAGCTGACGCCGTTCCTGCTGGGCCAGATGAAGGCCATCCAGGAACAGCAGCTCACGGCATGGGCCGATACCACGAAGGCCTGGCGCGACAGCGTGGTGGCCGATCCGGAGATCGGTGGCGCCAAGCTGCGCGACACGATGGTGGCTGCCGCACGCGCTCGGGACCAATACGGTTCGCCCGAATTCAAGGCGCTGCTGGCGGACAACAATCTCGGCATCGGCAATCATCCCGCCATCGTGCGGTTCCTGGCCAGCGTGGGTCGGGGGATGGGCGAGGACCTGCGCGGCGCGGATCGGCAGGGCGGGCAGCCGCAGGTTGACGCACGCGACAAATCGGCCGGCGCCATCGGTGCCCGGATGTTCCCGAATATGACCGTCTAGGGGAAGAGCAATGGCCACCATTACCAGCCAGGTTGCAACGCTTGCCGACCTGAACAGCCGCATGGATCCTGGCGGCGGTCTTGCCGACGTGATCGAAATGCTCGCGCAGGACAACGAAGTTCTGGACGACATGCTGTGGGTGGAGGGTAACCTTCCGACCGGCTACAAGACGACCATTCGCACCGGTCTTCCCAGCAGCGCGTGGCGCCTGCTGAACTATGGCGTGCCGCGCAGCAAGAGCCTGACGGCCCAGATCACCGATACCTGCGGCATGCTGGAAGCCTACTCCTTGGTGGACAAGGATCTGGTGAAGCTGTCCGGCAACGCGGCGGCGTTCCGCACGTCCGAGGACATGGGCTTCATCGAGAGCATGTCTCAGACGATGGCCTCGACGCTGTTCTACGGCAACACCACCAGCAACCCGGCGCAGTTCACCGGGCTGGCCCCGCGTTTCTCGGTGGCGCCGACGAATGCGAGCCCGGCCGGCAACAGCCCGAACATCATCGACGCCGGGGGCACCGGTAGCACCAACACCAGCATGTGGCTGGTGTGTTGGGGCTATAAGAGCGTGCACGGCATTTATCCGAAGAACAGCGTGGCCGGTCTCATGTATGAGGACGTGACCACGGCGGCGCCCGTGCTGGACGCCAACGGCAACCCATATCAGGGTTTGCAGACCCACTACAAATGGGATTGCGGCCTGACGGTGCGTGACTGGCGCTGGATCGTTCGCATCGCCAACATCGACGTGACGCAGCTCACCAAGAACCCGCTGGCTGGCGGGTCGGGTCCTGACTTGCTCGACCTGATGAGCCAGGCGCTTTACAAGGTGCCCGCGTTGCCGCGTCCGGCAAGCAGCATTCAGACCATGGTGAACGCGCGCGCAGGCACGCCCATCGCGGCGACGAAGCCCGCTTTCTACATGAACCGCACGCTGAAGAGCTTTGTGGATCGGCAGGCGCAGTCCAAGCCGAACATGCTGTTGCAGCAGGATCAGTTCTCCGGCATGGCGGTGACCAATTTCCGCGGTGTGCCGATCCGTAACACCGATGCGCTGCTGAACGCAGAAGCCCGCGTCGTCTAAGGAGCGCATGCCATGATCGAAGACGGACTGCTGATTTATTCCAACGCGCAGGCGATCACCGCCACGGCGGTAAGCACCAACGTGCTGGATTTCGGCGCAGTGATGGACCTGGGCGTAACCGAGCGCCCCACGGAAGTTTTCGTGAATTGGAACGTGGCTCCGGTGTTCTCGGTGCCAGGGACCACCACGTTGACAATCCAGCTGCAAAGCGCGCCGGCCGCAACCGGTCCCTGGACCACCGTGGACCAGACCGGTCCCCTGACCGTTATCCCAGCTGGCACAACCAATCCCCTGGATTTGACGCCCGGCATGCAGCGGTTCACGCAATTGAACTATGTGGTGACCGGTGGATCACTGACCGCCGGCACCGTCACGTCCGGGCTCGTGCTGGATGCGGACGGTGGCCAGCGTTACTACAAGCGCGGATATAGCGCGTAAGGAGAAACCATCATGCCGCTCTACGAAGTTCTGGAAACCAGCTACATCGGCGAGCGGCTGGTGCAGGCCGGTTCGATCATCGAATACACGCCGCCTCCTGCCCCGCGGAAACCGCCCCCCGGCGCAAGCGAGGAAGAGAAGTCCAAGCCGCATTATCAGCCCACCACCATCGGGCCGAACCTGCGGCTGGCACCGAAGGACTCCGAGCCGCGCGACATCCCCGCCGAAGTCGTCACCCGGACGACCGGCTGATCCATCCCCTGAGGGGGGAAAGGCACCGACGTGACCAGCATTGTCCAGGTGTGCAACATGGCCCTGGGCAGGCTGGGAACGCACCAAGGCATATCGTCCCTGAACGATCCAGGGCAGCTTGCCGGCACCTGCCGCCAATTTTTTGACCAGGCCCGGCGCTCCCTGCTTGCCGATTACGATTGGCCGTTCGCCAAAGTCCTGATTCCGCTGCAGCAGACCGGCAACACCGCGCCGCCGCCGTGGGCCGTGGAGTATGCCAGGCCCGCATGCGTCAAGGTACGGGCGCTGGCCGTCCCGCAGGCGTCCGGTCCGATCAACGTGAATTACATCCCGAGCGGTTCGGCATCGTCCATTGATTTCGGCGGCGCGTTTTACCTGCAGGGCGGCCAAGCATATCAGGGGCTCGCGCAGCCGAACATGTCGGGCGATCCGTCGCCCACCGTGATTCCATTCACCACCGGAGCGATCCTGGTGCGCGCGGTGACCTCCTCCATGAATTCCGGGGCCACGGCGCCTTCGCCGCCACCCACCACGCCAGGCGGTGGCCCGTCTTCGTTCGGTGCGGGATATGTGGCATGAGCGGCTCTTCATCGGGCACGCTTAACGCTGGCATCGGCGGACCGCCTCCGCGGCCGAGCGCGTCTTTGAGCGTAGGCGCCAACCCGGTCGCCGCAGTTTCCTTCAGCGTCAGCCAGGATTTCACGTACACCACCAACGGCGTCTACACCGTGGGCGGGGTTCTGGACGCGCAGATCAACACCGACAGCAACGCGGATTTTATCGCGCTCATCAGCGTGGACACCAGCAGTTCCGGCAGCACCGGTTTGGCGCCCGGCCTCATTCAGTGCGCGGGCAACCTGATATCTGGAAGCAGGACGTTCTCGGTTGTCGTACCGACAGCGCCAGTGGCAGGAAACACCGTTGCAAATTGCCTGAGCGCAAGCGGCACCATTCGCCTGTATCAGCTTGTGCGGCCTGGCTACATTTTTTCAATACCGCAAACGAATTTGTGCGCCTACGTGACGCTGAACACGCCAGCCGGCGTCACAGTCATTTCGCAAGCCAATGTGCCCGTGTCCAGCTCGGCCAGCGTCGCAATCACGAGCATAGAGAGCGCGCTTGATGCCGGCATCATGCACTACACGCAGTCCATCTCGGAAGTGGACGTTTCGGAGACGATAACCCTTAATCCGATCGCGGACGTTGCCTATGACGCGGCGACGGACGGCGCGGTGCTGTTTGCCATATCCGGCACAAACAGCGGCGCCGTGCAGATGCAGAATATGCTGATCGTTGTCGATGAGGCCAACGAACAGATCAATACGCACAATGGCGCATATCAGGCCATTTTGCCGCTATCCGGCAACGGAGACAGCTTCTCGCCCGGTTCTTCTTGGAGCGCCAATATCGGGGCTGGAGACCCTTATCTCCACGAGCCTCGCGTGTTTGGCTTGGGCGCACACACCCTGCGCGTCGTTGATGCGGACTGGGGGGTCTATTCCAACATGGTGACGTTCAACGTGACGAGCAGCGGCGGCACCGGCGGCGGCGGGCCGCAGCTCTACCTCAATCCGGTCATTGCCACCGATGGCGTGGCCCCGCCGATCAGCGGCACGGATAGCGAAACGCCGAACGCGTCCGCACTGGATTACCAGGTCGATGGCGGCCCGTGGATCATCGGCGGCGTCGGCAGATTTCAGCCGGCGACCACCAACGGCGGCCTGTGGCTTGGGACAGGCCCGGCAGAGGGTCCAGGCATCCACACGCTGACGGTGCGAAACACCGGGCAGCCGTACGTGGTGAGCAACACGCAGACATACGTCATCGCGGCCAGTTCCTCTACGCCGATCCCCGGCTATTCGTACGTGACGCAGCAGGTGATCTGGACGAATGCGCAGGGCGCTTCGGCTTGGTGCACGTACGACGTGGAAGACCCGAACGCATGGGAGCCTGGGTTTGTCAACGCGCTGTCCTGGTATCTGGCGGCCGAAATGGCAGTCAGCATCACCGGCAGCGCGCAGGTGCAGGAGGCGATGATGGCCGGCGCGCGCGAGGCGCTTGCCAAAGCCAGCATGACAGAGGGCAACGAAGAGACCCAGATTGCAAGCTGGAACGCCGATTGGGTGGATGGCCGGGACGGGTTCTCGTCCGCCTATGGATATGGCGACGGGTGGAGTAGCCGCTGATGGCGAAGGCCGGCGGCATGGACGACGCGGACGGCGCCAGCACCGCGCCGCTGCTGCAAGGCAGCTTCACGTCCGGCGAGCTGGCGCCCGCGCTGTATGCCCGCACGGATCTGGCGAAATTCCACTCCGGCGCCAAGCTGCTGCGCAATTTCTTCGTCCAGGCGCAAGGCGGCGTTCTGAACCGGGCCGGCACGCGCTACGTGGGCGCCGCGGCCGGCGGCGATACGCCCACGCGGCTGATACCCTTCAGTTTCAACCTCGAGCAGACCTATGCGCTGGTGTTCACCGCGGGCAGCATACAGTTTGTGGCGGACGGCGGCTTCGTGACCGTGGACGGCACGGTGACTGGCGCGCCGGTGACCGTGGCCACGCCCTATAACGGCGCCGATCTTTTCGACATCACCTTCTGCCAGTCGGCGGACGTGCTAACGCTGTGCCACCCGAGCTATCCACCGGCGCAGCTCACCCGCCAGTCCGCCACGGCCTGGACCTATGCGCCGATCACGGTTGGGTCGAAGCTGTCGCCGCCGGTGATCAACCAGGTGCTGGGCATCAATCAGGGATACCCAAACGGCAACACCATGGTGCAGTATTTGGCAGCGCCATTTACGTACGCGCTCACTGCCGTTTCAGTCGATCCGCCAGACGAAAGCGCGCTGGGCACGTCGCTGAACTGCTTCAACTATGACCTGAGCTATTACAATTATGGCGTATACAATGGCGTCTTTTGGTTTCAGCCAAACGACCCGCGCGTGGATCATGTGAATGTCTACCGTTACTACAACGGGACATATTCATATGTGGCCTCGACCTCCGGCGTGACGCGCGATGGTGGGGTGCAGCAGTGGAACGACGTAGACATCACGCCGGACACCAACATCTCGCCGCCGCAGACGATCAATCCGTTCTCGACCGCCAGCTTCACCGGATCGATCAGCGGTACGCTGCTGACGGTTTCGGCGGTGGCGGAAGGCAGCATGGCGCTGGGCCAGGTTATTTCCGGGGTGAGCGTGGCACCCGGGACGGAGATCACCGGCATCCCGTCCGGCGTGGTGTTCCAGGGGTCAATATCGGGCACTTTGCTGAATGTCACCGCCATTACGTCCGGCAACCTGACCAATGCCACCTTCAGCGGATCGATCACCGGCACCACCCTGACCGTGGGCGCGCTGCAGGGCTACATCGGCCTGGGCAACACCGTGCTTGGCACCGGGGTGGCAGCCAACACCACCATCACCGCGGTGCCGGACTCCGGCGGCCCTGGCGCCTACTCGGTGAGCAATTCGCAGACGGTTGCGACGGAGCCGATGTCGATTGCCTTTGCCACGGGGTCCAGCGCGGGCACGCTGGCGGTTGGCCAGACAATCACCGGGCCGAACGTGACCGCCGGAACCGTCATCACCAGCCTGGGCACCGGCACGGGCGGGATTGGCACGTATCATCTGAATGTGGCTTCGACGCCGTTCATGCCCAGCCCGAAATTCCCGGTGATCGATTTCCTGGCCACCACCAGCACGGTGGGCACATACACGGTGAACAACGCGCAGACCGTGGCCAGCGAACCCATGGTGGGCGATCCGAACTATCCGGCAGCGTGCGGGTTTTTCCAACAACGCGCGATTTTTGGCGGCTCGCCGATCAACCCACAGCAGATCATCACCAGCCGCACCGGAAACTACGGCAATTTCAATGTCAGCCGGCCGCTGCAGGACAGCGATGCCATCACGCTCACGATCTCCTCCGGGCAGGTGAATGAAATCCGGCATCTGGTGGCCGTGAACGATCTGATCGTTTTCACCAATTCCGGCGCGTGGAAGCTCTCTGGCCAGTCCAATTCCGGCGATGTCATCACCCCCAGCAACGTCATTTGCGTGCCGCAGGCCTATTCCGGGTGCAGCAACGTCCCGCCCATCGTGATCAGCCCCAGCATCATATATGTGCAGGAAAAGGGCGCGTCCGTCCGCGACCTTTCCTACAACGTGTACACCAGCCAATACACCGGCACTGACCTGGCGGTTCTCTCCTCGCACCTGTTCTTCGGGTATCAGATCGTGGATTGGGCATTTGCCCGCGAGCCTTGGAAGATCGTGTGGGCCACCCGGAATGACGGCGTGCTGCTGGGCCTCACGTATCTCAAAGAGCAGGATGTCTATGCCTGGCACCGCCATGACACTGCCGCGACGTATGGCGATGCGCCCAGCACCTTTCAGAGCGTATGCAGCATCAGCGAGGGCAGCGAGGATGTCGTCTATGTATGCGTCCGGCGTTTTCTCAACGGCGCGTGGGTGCGCTGCATCGAACGCATGCAGAGCCGGGTCCTTGGGCTTGGGGATAGCGACATCACCGCGGCATGGTTCGTGGATTGCGGCCTACAGTACAGCGGTGCGCCGACGAAGACGGTCAGCGGCCTCACGCACCTTATGGGCCAGACGGTGGCCATCCTGGCGGATGGCGCGGTGAAGGATCAGCAGGTGGTCTCGGCCACCGGCACCGTCACCATCAACGTGGCGGCGTCCGTGATCACCGTAGGCCTGCCGATTCAGGCGCAGATGGAGACGCTGCCGATCGACGCCGGCGAGCCGACAGTGCAGGGTAAATTCAAACGGCTGACGCATGCGCGCCTGTTTGTCAGCAACACCCGAGGGCTGAAGGCGGGACCTGACACACCCACCGGCCCGGCGCTGGAGGAGATACGCGCGCGCGGAAATGAGGCGTGGGGCGCGGCGCCGGCGTTGTTTACCGGGCAGCAGCTGATCCACCCGCCGGGAAATTGGGACACGTATGGCAGCATGTGGGTGCAGCAGGATTACCCGTTGCCGGCCTGCGTGCTGGGCATAGAGCCGTGGATGTCGGTGGGGCAGTGATGGGCCGCGTGACATACACACTCGCCACCCTGGCGCATGCGGACCACGTGGCCGAACACATGCGCGTGGCGGACAGGGACGAGGTGTGGGCCGTCGGCAAGCTCGGGCCGCACGTTTCCACCCGCGTGTCCGTGCGCGCGTCCAGCGCGCCGGTGGCCGCCCTGTGGGATGGCGTGCCGGTAGCGGTGTTCGGCGTGGTGCCGGTGAACACCATTGATGGCGTGGGCGCGCCCTGGCTGCTGGGGACCGACCTACTGGACAAGTTGGCGCGGGAATGGATGACAGACGCGCCGCAGTGGATTGCGCTGCTGGCGGACGGGTATTCGCTGCTGCGGAATTATGTCGATGCACGCAACGTGCGGTCAAAAGTATGGCTGCGGCGCATGGGGTTCAAACTGTTGCCGCCGGAGCCGTATGGCGTGGCCGGTCTGGCGTTTCACCAATTTGAAAGGCGCGTGTGATGTGCACCCCGATTGCCGCAACCGCACTCACGGGCCTTAGCGCGGGTTTTCAGGCGTTTGCCGGGATGCAGGCGGGGCAGGCGACGCAGGCGGCCGACCAGTATCAAGCCAAAAGCGATCTGACGCAGGCGCTGTCGGTAAACACGGCCGCGCGCGCGAATGAGCAGCAGACCTATTTCGAGGGCGATCAGCTGCGGAGCCGCGCGGTGGCGGCGCAGGGCGCGAACGGTGTGAACGTGAACAGCGGCACTGCACTGGCGACGCAGCAGGACATTGCCAACAAGACGCAGCGCAACGTGGCAGACCAGACCTACAATGCGTCCCTGGCGACCTGGGGCGGCCTGACGCAAGGCAGCTTGCTCAAGGCGGAGGGTGACCAGGCAATCACGGCCGGGCAGATCGGCGTGGGGACATCGCTGATTGGCGGCGCGAGCCAGGTGGCCAGCAAGTGGGCCGCGTATCAGGGAGGCGCGTGAGCGATGCCCACCGTCCCGACTGACGACAGCCTTGGCTTCAATCCGGTCGGCGCGCTGCCGAGCGTCCAGGCGCCTGTGTCCGCCTTTGGCGGCGGCATCGCGCAGGCGGAGAAGGGGCTGGCCGGCGCGGTGGGCCAGGCTGGCGATCAGGCGTTCGATGTCGCGATCCAGCGCCAGCGGATCGCGCGCACCACATCGGTGAACAATGCCCTGAACGGGTTTTTGACCGATACGCACACGGTCACGTCCGGCGATCCGAACAACCCCAACGATCCGGGATACTTCGGCAAGCTCGGGCAGCAAGCGGTCGATGGGCGCACCGGCGCCTTTTCCCAGCTTAACGATGCCTTTACCACGCGGCTAAACTCCCTGACGGACCCACTTGCGCGGAACATGTTCGAGCAGGAGGGCCGCCGCTACCTGAACAACACGCAAGGCGCGCTCGATGAGCATTACCAGCAGCAAAGCAAAGCCGCCCTGGTGGGGTCCGCGCAGGCCACGCAAGGCATCGCGCTGCAGGGGCTTTCGATCTATGCAAACAATGAGCAGGGGTGGCAGCAGCATTTCCAGATCGGATTGCAGGCCGCGCACAATGAGTCAGCTGCGCGCGGCGAGACGAATGAGCAGGCGCAGCTGCGAGTGCAGGATTTCACAGAGCAGGCCAAGGCGCAGCGTGTTCAGACCCTGATCGGCATGGGGCAGCTGCAAACCGCGCAGGATTTCCTCAAGGCCAACGCGCCAGATTTCAAGCCGGGGACGCTGGAAGCGTTGAACAATTTGCTGACGCCGAAACTCCGGTCCGTGCAAGCGGCGCAGCAGGCGAACGATGCACTGAGCCAGGCGGACCAGGGCTACACCGCTTACGTGGGCAGCCAGGCGCAGCAGCGTGCGGGGCAGGGGGCGGGCGCGGACGCCATCACCAGCGCCATCGGGCAGCAGGAAAGCGGCAGCAACCCGAACATCCATCCAAGCGTGCAAGGCGCATCTGGCAAATATCAGATCATGCCGAACACCTTTGCCGCCGCCGCGCAGCCGGGCGAATCGTTCCAATCGGAAGCGGACCGCGAGACGGTCAGCAAACGGCTGCTGGCGCAGTACACGCAGCAGTATAATGGCGATCCCGCGCGCGTGGCCGTGGCGTGGTTCTCCGGACCGGGCAACGTGGCCCCGCCGGGCAGTGCGCAGCCGTTTTTGCAGGATCACGCGGACGCGAACGGAAAAACCGTGTCGTCGTATGTGTCTGATGTGGTCAGCCGTATGCCGGGGGTGATGAGCAAGGCGGATTACTACAAGGCGAATTACCAGACGATCCTCGACACCACGCGCCAGAGTGCGCTCGCCGCGCACCCGGATGATCCGACGTTTGCCGATACGGCGGTGGCGCGCACGGAACAGCAGATGAGCGGACAAATCCGCCAGCAGCAGCTTGGCGATGCGGCGGACAAGGACACCATTTTTCAGGCGGTGAACGGCAGCCTGACCAACGGGCAGAGGCCCACGACGGTGGATCAGCTCACCGCGAACCCGAAAGTGGCGCAGGCCTGGGAGCGGTTGCAGCAGCGGCAGCCGGAAGTGGCAAACCAGATCGAAAACACCCTGCTGACGGAGAATTCAAGGGGCGGCGGCGATGCGCGCACGTACGGGCCCGGGTTTTTCCAGACCTTCAACCGCATCCATCTGCCGGACGGGGACCCGAACAAGATCACCGATCCGGCGCAGCTTTACGGCATGGTGGGCCAGGCGAACGGTCTGACCATGGCCGGGCTAAAACAGGCGCGCGACGAAATGGCCGCCAAGGGCACGCCGGACGGTGAGGCCGAGTCCCACATGCGGACGGAATTTTTCAAAGACATGCACGGGCAGGTGACGGGCACGGACGACGGCCTGGGGATCAAGGACCCGAAAGGCGAGGACATCTACCTGCGCGCCATGGCAGCGGCCTACAAGAACATTGACGCGCTCAAGGCCGCTGGCAAGACGCCCGCGCAGATCTACAGTCCGGACAGCCCGGATTACGTCGGCAAGATCATTCCGGCGTTCAAGCGCACCTTGGCGCAGCGCACGGCGGACATGATGGGCGCCAATGGCGATGGGCTGCCGCCGGCGGCCACGGATCAGCCTGCGCCGTCCGGCGGCGGGTTCATCAGCCGGTTGTTTGGCACCGCCGCGCCGACGGAGGACAAGCCGGACCTGACCACGCCGGAGGGCGTGAAGAAAGCCTATCTGGCGGGCAAGATTGATCGCATGGCGGCGCGGACCGCGCTCACCGGCCTGCCGTATCAACCCAGCGTTCCGGTGAACTGATATGCCCGATGGAATGACGGCGGACGCCGCGGACGCGTTTCTGGGTCCAGAACCGAAGCAGTCCACATTCTCGCCGCAGGACGCCGAAGCGTTCCTTGGTCCGGATCCCGGTGCTGGCCATCCGGGGGGCGTGGTGCCGGGCGGTAATCCGGAGCGCGACGGAGATTTTGCGCGGTCCGGCGCGGGGTATGTGGCGGGGCAGTTCAAACAGGGCATGCAGGACGGGTTTGGCACCGCAGACCTGGGCCTGAGCGACGACATGACGGCTTATCTGAAAAAAGCCGGCATTTTTAACGATGCGTCCAAGGGCCAGACCAGCATCATCCGGGCGTTCAACGAGGCGCTGATCCGGCCCGCCGCCGCGGCGCTGGATGCGGCCATTCGCGTGCCGGGCGCGCTCTACAGCGGCGCGCAAGAAGCGGTGAAGGCGGCGGGCGAGGCGGTGGGACAGCCGGATCTCGGCCGGGACATCGCTACCTTGCCGGACGCGTTTGCTGGCGGGCTGCCGGAGGTTCCGCATCCGCCGGCGGTGGCGCGAGCGATCGACCTGCCGGCCGCGCGAGACTTGGGCGTGATTGGGCAGCCGGAGAGCGTGTGGAAGGGCACGGCCGAGCCGGTGCCGACACCGCCGGCCGCTGTGAATGAGAACGTGCGCGGCGCGCAGATGGCGGCGGCCGAAGCCCCGCCAGCGCCGCCGGAGGCCGCCGTTGCGTCGCCGCCCACGCCGGAGCCGGAAGCTGCGCCGGAGCCGGCCGCACCCACCGATGTGCACGGTTTGGCCCGACAGATCGCGCCGGACACGTTCAAGGAATACGATGCGCTGGCCGCGCACCAGGACACGTTGCGGCAGGCCATCGCTGATCAGACGGCGGACCTGCAAAAGCAGGCCGAAGCGCAGGCGCCGCACCAGGCCGAGATTGCGGACCTGGAAGCCCGGATGCAGGACACCACGCCGCGGCTGGCGAAGAAGTATCAGGCGCGGTTGGATGCCCTGACGCCGGAGCGTGATGCGTTCCTGCAGAACGAAGACGGCATGGCGCTGATCACGCGCGACACGCCGGAGGTCACTGCGCTGCGGCAGCAGTTGCTTGAAACGGATTTTCGGATGCGGGATTTGGCGCCGGATGTGTCGGATGCCTACCGGCAAGCGGCGGAGCAGATGCCGGCACCGGAGGAACCTGCCGCTCCCTCCGTAGAAGAAGCGGCGGCGGCTCGTACCCCGGAGCCGGTAGAACAGCCCGCGGTGGCCGAGCCGGTCAAGGCTGCTGAGGAAGTCCCGCCGCAACCCGGCGCTGCACCCGCTGCCGAGCCGGCAAAGCCCGCCGCACCGGCGCCGGTGGCAGACATCGCCGCCGACGTCTCCACCAAGCTGCGCGCCGCCGGCCGCCCGGTGGAGGAGGCGGATGCCGCCGGCCAGGTGACGAAAGCGCTCTGGCAAACCCGCGCGGACGCCTTCGACGGCAAGAAGGGCACGGCGGAGGAGATGTATTCCCGCGAGGCGCCGGACATCCGCGCGGGCAAGCAAGCCCGGCAGATGGAAATGGCGCAGGAGCGCGCGGGCGGGGTCCAGGGGAAGATCAAGCTGGCCACCGATGGCCGCGCCGTCATCACGCTAATGAAGAACGCCGATGCCAGCACATTCCTGCACGAGACCGGGCACGACTGGCTGGAGCGTATGATGGCCGATGCGCAGGACCCGGCCGCGCCGCAGCACATGCGCGACGATGCCGCCACGGTGCGCGCCTACATCGGCGCCAAAGAAGGCGAGCCGATTCCCATTAAGGCGCACGAGAAATTCGCCCGCAGCTTTGAGCGGTATTTTATGGAGGGCCGCGCGCCGTCCGCAAAACTGGCCGGCGTGTTTGGGCAGTTCAAAGACTGGCTGACCAACATCTACCAGACCGTGGCCAAGCTGCGCGCGCCAATCACGCCGGACATCCGGGACGTGTTCGACCGGCTTCTTACCAGCGACCGCGAGGCGGCCATCGTGCCGGACGAAGCCAGGGGGCCGAAGCCGGAACCGCAGACCAGGTCATTTCCACCGGAAAGCAAAACGCCGCTCTACGACAAGGCCAAGGAGCCGGAGCGGTTGGCGTCCTGGCTGCGTCGGCAGGGCGGCGTGATCGATGAGGGCGGCAACATCAAGGCCATGCTCGGCGGGGCCAAATACCGGCCCGGGCTGATCAGCAAAACCGGCATGAACCTGGACGACGCCACGCGCTCGGCCTGGGAGGCTGGCTACTTTCCGGAGCATGGCGACCGGCGGCCGATGATCAACGATCTGCTGGATGCGCTGGAGGGCGACGTGAAAGGCCACGCGCCGCGCTACTCCGATGCGGAGCAGGATCGCGTCACGGCATACCACGAGGCCCTGGCGACGAATAACGAGATCGACCGGCTGGCCCATGAGCACGGCATCGACACGAAGGGCAAGACGCGGGAGCAGTTTTTTGACGAAGTGACGGCCAAGCTATCGCCGGAGGCCGTGAAGGCCGAGGTCGCAAAGCAGGACGCGGCGCATTCCGAGCAGTTTGACGAGGCTGCGGCGGAAGCGAAAGCGTGGGCCGAGGGCCACAATATTGATTACAATTCCGACGAGTTCTATGGCATCAATGGCCCGCGCTCCCTGGAGGATCTGGAAAGTGGGTTTGGACAGGAGAACGCTGCTCGACCAGCGGGACAAGGCGATGCGGATGGCGCAGATGCCGCAGCTGCCGCAGGACGTGAGGGACATAGCGAAGCAGGCGGCGGACCACGCGGAGGTATCCCTGGGGCTGCAAGCCGCGTTGCTCAGGAGACAGACGCAGGCGCCGGAGGATCAGCCGGTGGTGAGCGGACAGCCGGGCCAGGCGACACCGCAAGCCCCGCTACCCCCTTCAGCCGGTCCGACGATGGACTGATCGACAAGGCCGGCAACATCCGGCTGGACAACCTCAATCAGCCGGAAGACGTGAATGCCGTCATCCGGGAGACGGCTACCCAGAACGATGATTTTCAGACCGCGCGCCGCGGCGTGGTGTCAGACGCGCAGGTGCTGGACCTGGCCGACGCGCTGGGCATGCGCCCGCAGGATTTGAATGCCCGGAAGATTGGCGAAGCGTTCAACGCGGAACAGGTGATGGCCGCCCGCAAGCTGCTGATTGAGTCCGCGCAGTCCGTGCGTGATGCGATGGCCAAGGCGGCGAATGGATCGGATGCGGACGTGATGGCGTATGCCGAGGCGCGCCAGCGGCATTTGATGATCCAGGAGCAGGTGAGCGGCATCACCGCGGAGGCCGGCCGCGCGCTGCGAGCGTTCCGGTCCATCGGGCAGGAAGGCGAGCAGACGAAGGCGCTGGGCGATTTCCTCCAGGTCGCGACGGGGCGGACGCTCAACCAGATGCGGCGGGAAGCCCGGGCGGGAATGCTGCTGGAAACCCCGCAGCAGGTGTCGAAATATCTGCAGGACAGCGCCAAGCCGACGTTCGGGGACATGGCGCTCGAGTATTGGATCAACGGGCTGATCAGCGGCCCGGCCACGCACACCACCTACGCCATCGGCAACGCCATGCTGGCCGTTTGGAAGGCGGTGCCGGAGACAGCCGTGGCATCGGCAATCGGCGCCATCCGCCGCGGCCTGGGGGACGAGGGCGCGCGGGTTTATGCGGGCGAGGTCCAGGCGCAACTCTACGCGCTGATGAAGGGCCAGCGCGACGGCGTGCGGGCCGCGTGGAAGGCAGCCAAGACGGGCCTGACCACGGAGCTGCCTGGCGAGGGCGAGGCGGGCGCGCAGGCGTCGTTCCTGGCGCAGCAGACGCCACGGACAGCCATTCCTGGCGTGGTGGGGCAGGTTGTGCGGCTGCCGTCCCGCGGGGTGGCGACGATCCATTCCTATTTCCGCGCCATCGGCTACGAGCAGAGCATCGCGCAGCTTGCCTATCGGCAGGCGCTCACCGAGGGGCTGGACGACACCGCCATGTCGGCGCGCGTGGCGGACCTGACCGCGAATCCGCCGCCGGAAATGATGGAGGCGGCGCGGGCAGCCGCAACCGACCAAACCCTGATGAACAGCGGCGGACCGATCACCCAGAAGGTGGCGGACCTGATCAACACCCCGATCGTGAAGGGCTTTCCGCTGCTCAAGCTGATCGACCCGTTCGTGAAGATCGGCAGCAACGTGATGAGCCAGGCGCTGATGGAACGGTCGCCGCTCGGCTTGCTGGATCAGGGCATCCGGGAAAACCTTATGGGCAAGAACGGACCGATTGCGCGGGACAATCAGATGGCGCGGATTTCCGTAGGGTCTGCCTTGGGCGCGACGGTGGTTGGTTTGGCTGCGCAGGGCATGATCACCGGCGGCGGCCCGACCGATCCGAAGCAGGCCGCGATGTGGAAGCTGGCCGGCAACCAGCCCTACAGCGTGCGTATCGGCAACACGTGGTACGCCTATCACCGCCTGGGGCCGCTCGCCATGGTGATGGGCGTGGCCGCCGACATGCACGATGTTGGCGCGGAAATGCAGCAGAAGGACATTGGCCACGTCGGCAATCTGTTGGTGAGTTCTTTGGCCAAAAGCCTGCTGGATGAGTCGTTCATGCGCGGTCCGGCTGAGCTTCTGCAGGCGATCGAGGATTCGGACCGCTATGGCGCGCGGTATGTGCAAAACCAGCTTTCCACGCTGATCCCGTTCTCGACCGGCATGGCGCAGGTAGCGCGCGCGGCCGATCCCTACGCGCGTGAGGCGCGCACGCTGATGGACACGATCAAATCCAAGGTGCCGGGCCTGTCCGAAACGCTGATGCCGCGGCGGGACATTTGGGGTCAGCCGATGCCGAACGCCACGGATCTGGGTTTCGACGGCCTCACCTCCATTGCGGAAAAGCGGGCGGGGTCCGATCCGGTCAACCAGACCATGCTCAACCTGAACCTGTTTCCGTCCATGCCGGAGCGCAAGCTGGTGGGCGTGCAGCTCACCGACAAGCAATACGACGACTATGCGCGCGTAGGCGGGCAGATGGCGAAGATGCGGCTAAATGCGCTGATCGGCACGCCGGGTTTCTCGGCGCTGCCGGAAGGCGCGCAGACGAAGGTGATCACGCAAACCATGGAGGCATCGCGCCGCGCGGCTGGCGAATTGGTGAAGATGCAGAACCCGCAGATCATCCAGCAGGCGGTGGCGAACAAGCGCGCGTTTCTTCAGGAAGGCCGCGCCGCGCTCGCGCACTGAGCGTTGAAACACCCGGAATAACTGAGGCCATGTCGCCCGCACGAGGAGGGCGGGATGGCTGTCGAGACGCTGAGCATCTATGCGGCGTTTGCCGGCGACGGTGCCACCACGATCTTCCAGTTCTCGTTCGCCGTGCAGCAAACTGCCGACGTGGCCGTGGTCTATCAGGACCCGAACGGCAACGTGGCGTTCTTCCCGCCCACGGATTTCACCGTCACACTGAATCCCGGCGATCCGGCCCCCGGGGGCTATGTGTCATTCGCGCCCTATGGCGTGCCGGCGCCCGTGGGTTCGAGCGTGCGCGTGTGGCGCTACGTCCAACCAACCCAGACGGTGACGATCAACAATCAGGATGATTTCCAGCCTGTCATCGTGACGGATGAGTTCGATCGCCTGACGATGGTGGATCAGCAGCTAACCGACGTAGGCATGCGGTCGATTACCTTGCCGCCTGGCGATCCGGCCACGGGCACGATGATGCTGCCCGGGGCGCCGTTGCGCGCCAACCAGGTGACCGGGTTCGACGGCAACGGCAATTTCGCGCTTTTCCCGGCGAGCGGCAGCGGGGGCGGGGGCGGCACGGGCACGGTGCCGGCGAGCGCGCCGCTGCTGGGGTCGAGTTCCGCCGGATCCCTGGTGAGCATCGCCCTGGGTGCTGGTCTTTCGGAAACAGGGGGCACACTGTCCGCCTCGGCCGCCGCCCTGCCGCCAAACTCGGCGTTGCTCGGCGCGGACGTGAACAGCAACGCGGTGCAGGTTTCCCTCGGCGCCGGCCTGGCGCTGTCCGGTACCACCCTGACCGCGACGGCCACCACGTTCCCGCCGAACGCCTCCTTGCTCAACAGCTCCGGCGGCACGATCGGCATGCTGTCGCTCGGGGCAGGGCTGGCGATTGGCGGCGGCACGATCACGGCCACATCCGCGTCCCTGCCTGCCAATGCGGCGCTGCTGAGCACCAATAGCGGCGGGACCGCGACCGCCGTGACGGTGGGCACCAAGCTGGGCCTGAGCGGCGGTATCTTGTCCGTGATAGCGCAGAGCGCGGCACCGATCATCGGCACATCGGCGCAGGGCTTTTTCAAACCTCTTGCCCTCGGCGCGGGCCTTTCGATCACCGGCTCGCTGTCGAGCGGCGCATCCATCGGCACCCTGACGATTGCCGCCAACGCCCCGCCTGCGAACGCACCGCTGGTGGCCACCGATCCGACCGGGATTTTCAAATCGGTGGCGCTTGGCACTGGGCTGGCCATCACCGCCGGCACGCTGACGGCCGCGTCCGCGACGATCCCACCCAACGGCGCGCTGCTGTCGAGCAACGCCAGCGGCACCATTCAGACCGTGACGATCGGCGCCGGCCTGATCTCCGCCGGCGGGACGCTGAGCGCGGCGAGCGCGGCGCTGCCGGTCAGCGCGCAGGTGCTGGCCACAAACAGCGGGGGCACCGCCACGGCGCTCGCGCTGGGGTCGGGGCTGGTGTCCTCGGGTGGGACGCTGAACACGTCTTCTGCCGCCCTGCCGGCGAGCGCCGCGGTTCTGGCAACGAATAGCGGCGGGACCGCCACGGCGCTGGCGCTCGGCGCAGGCTTGGCGTCCTCGGGCGGCACGCTCTCGGCGACGGCGGCGACCGTGCCGAACAATGCGGCGTTGCTGTCCAGCGTCGGCACCACCCTGACGCCGCTGGTGCTGGGGTCCGGCCTCAATTCGGCGGCCGGCACGATCAGCGTTTCGGGGGCAGCCATCCCGGCCAACGCCCCGCTGCTTGGGTCCAACAGCGGCGGGACGCCAACGGCGGTGCAGCTCGGCACCGGGTTTGTGTTGGCGAGCGGCACGCTGTCCTCGGCCGCCGGCGCGCTGCCCGCGTCCGCCGCGCTGCTGGCTACGAATTCGGGCGGCACCGCGACCGCGCTGGCGCTTGGCACCAACTTGTCTGTGACCGGCACGATCTTGAATGCTGCCGGGGTGGCTGCGCCCTCGGCCGGGCTGGTGTCCAGCAATGGGACGACGCTGGGCACCGTTATCGTGGGGAGCAACCTCACCTATTCTGCCGGCACGCTGTCCGCTGCTGGAGTTGCGGTGCCGGGGGCTGGTGTTGTGCTGTCCACAGGCAGCAGCCTTTCCGCAGCGGTTCTGGGCAGTGGCCTGACGCTTTCAGCCGGAACGCTGACCGCATCGGGCGGCGCCTCTCTTCCCACGAGCGCGCAGCTTCTCGGCTCGAATAGCGGCGGCACCGCCACAGCCGTGGTGGTCAGCACCGGGCTGACACTGACCGCAGGCACGCTGACGGCAGGCAGCAGCGGAGGCGGGGGTGCGCTTTATGCGCCAGGGTGGGGCACGTTCTTTTCTACAGGATCGTGGAACAGGCCTACGCTTTCGTCACTTACGAAGTTCAACACCACCAGCAACGGCGGCGCGGTGACACCCACCTTCACGGATGTGACAGGCGGACCAATAAAATTGCGATCGTCTGGTAACGCGCAATGGCATTGCGCAGGAAAAGACCCGACCACAGTAGGCAGCACATGGACGGCAACGTTCATGCTCTCCATGGAAGGGCGTGCGGACGATAGCAATTACAACGGATTGATTGTGGCCAACACGTCAACCGGAAACTTTATAGATTTCACCATGCACATGACGGGATATCCGTCATCCAACCCGGCCAATTTCCACGTTGGGCGCTGGACTGGATTAAGCAGTGGCGGGACGCTTAGCGCCACGGTCAACAACGACAGCAATCCGCAGATGGCCTTTCTACAAAACCCTATAACTTTGCGCGTGAAAAACGACGGGACCAATCTTTACTTCTACGCTTCGGGCGATCCTTTGGATGATAACTCTTTCATACTTTATTACACTGAAGCTTTAGCGACTTTCATTGGAACAGGTCCTAACTATGTTGGTTTTGCCTTATACGATTTGATCACTGTTGCCGGGACAAACGGCGCGGTCAACCTTTGGGGCATGACGATAACCACACCATGAGCGATTTAATGGACACATCTGAAAAAAACCATTTCTGGCAGTTCAACATCGGCCATGTGCTGGTGATGATTGGCATGCTTGGCGGGTTCATGTGGTCCAGCGGTGTGGCCGTCACGCAGTTTGCCAACATGCGCAGCGAAATTGTGCAGCAGCGCGAGGCGATCACCGATCTGCGGACTTCCATGGGCGAAGTTCGAGTGTGGCGCGATCACGAGTCAGACCAGCAATCGAACTGGCGCAATCAGGTGTCCGAGCAGTTTGCCGAGATACAGCGTCATCTTGACCACCTGGATTACGAAATGGGGCAGCGCACCAGCGTGCGTGCCTCGCCTAGCATCGTTCACTGAAAGGAACCCGAGCAATGGACATTTCATCGACGCCAGCCGCCGCCCTGACCACGTTCAGCCCGGCAATTACTGCTTGGCTGAAATCCGCCGTTGCCGCCGCAGCAGGTGCCGCAGCCGGCGTCATCGGCAATCATGGTCTGCCGCTGGACAAGGCCGGCTGGATGGCCGTGCTGTCCGCAATCGTGGTTGCCGAGCTTGCGCTTTGGACGCACTCGCCCATCACGGCGATCCGCGTGCAGGCCGCTGATGCGGCGCTCGTTTCCCCGACCATCAGCAAGTAAGGACCCATCATGCGCAAGTTGCTCTTAGTTCTACCCATCCTCGCCCTCGCCGGCTGTGGCAGCACGGCGTCGGTGCAGACCACCTACGACAACAGCACCGCCGCCGCGGAAACTGCCCTGACCGGTGCGGAGAAGGCAGCCACGAATTACGTGACGCTGCCGCTGTGCGCCTCGGGTGGCCAGCTCATCTGCTCGAGCGCCGCTATCAGCGCGCAGATCAAAGCGGCCGACAACACCGCCGTCGCTGATCTCGCCAAGATGAAAGCCGGCAGCGTCACGTTGTCCGTGGTGCTGGCTGACATCGCCGCGCTTACCGCGGCCATTCCAGCAACGCCTGTTGCTCAGTAAGGAACCGCCCGCCATGAATCCGCTCACCATCACTGCCATCCTCTCGGCTATCAGCCAGGCCGTCAGCCTTGGCCAGGCGGTCATCCCCGAGCTTGTCTCCGCCGGCGAGGCAGCAATCGCCTGGATCAAGGATCCGAACGCCATCACGGCCAGCCAGCAAGCCGCGCTGGATGCCGACCAGGTGGCCGCGCACATCGCGCTGCAGAACGCGCAGCCAGCTTTGTGACCTACGCGGAAATCCGCGCCGCGGTGTTTGCTGCGGCCGAGGAAAGTGAGCCGCCGACGTGGCTGATGCTTCGGCAGGCGGAGATCGAAAGCGGATTTAATCCCGCCGCGGTTTCCGATCTGCCGGAGGATGCCGCCATTGGCGTGTTTCAGGTTCGGCCAAAGGACGGTGCCAATTTCGGTTTTGGTGTCCCTGCGATGTCGGCGGCCGATTTGCTCGATCCGACGAAAGCCACGATCTGGGCAGGTAAGGCGTTGGCAGGGTTGCGCAGCCATTTGGGCGGCGGCTGGGGCGCGGCGTTCCTGCGCTACAACGTGGGCGCCGGCGGTAATTTGCACACTGCCAGCGCGCAGTATAAGGCGCTGGCCCAGGCGGCCGTGCTGGCTTACGGGGAGGTCAACCCGCTGGGATGACGAACCAGGCGACCTACTGGTTGAACGGCCAGATGCGCCTTGCCTGCATTTCCGCCATTGACGCGGCAAACTGCGGCATGTCCTCCATTGTGCAGGTCACG